AGCGCGAGCACACCGATCGTAAGAAGCAGCGTGAATCACGAAAAGGTAAGCAATTTGTTCCAAACACAGACCGAGCTAAAAAAGCTCGTCGCGCCGTGGAGCTAGCCTCCAGGAGGAAACAACATGGTTAGACCAAAGACCCGACTTGGTTATTATTACGGAGTTGGTCGAGATCAAACACCACGAGAACCGGCACCTTACTCGGGTGGCGAGAAGTTTGCAGAAGGTCGCCAGCCACGACGTAAGGCTGGGGATGCACTTGGAATAGACTTAATTTCAGGCACTGGACAGCCACCAACATTGCCCCCTCCTTATGTCGGCGGGGCTGAACTCCGCAACTTAGACATCAGCGGAATTTAAAATGACAAAGAAAAAAGGAATGCCGCCTGAACTTCTGGCGCACTTTAAGAAGAAAAACGAAGAAGGCTCTGACAAAGGCGAAAAAGAAGGTAGTGACAAAGAGCGGCGCCGTGATGCCGTTAAGAAAGCCCGCGTTAGACTTGAAGGTAGTAAACGGAATCGTGTCCATGGCAAAAAAGACGCAATTGGTAAAGGACGCCCTGAAAAATCCTGAGTTGTACTCCCCAGCCGAGCTGCAGTATTTTCGGCTTTGGCTTTCCACCAAGAAAAAACAAAAAGCAGCTAAAAAGGCAGCTGCGCTACAATAAAACCTAGGAGTTAGGTAGAACCTTGGCATCGTCGGCAACTAACAAAAGTCCTCTTATGCTGGATCGTCCAGCAACAGTATCCTCATTGGTTACGGTTGCGTCTGGTCAAGCATTTTCTACCAGTTTGATCCCAACTGCAATCGGTAACGCTACCAAGATTTTTGATGTTGATTCAACATTAACCGACGTTTCGATTAGTGGAGCATATATCGACGAAATTTGGTTTCAGTACTCGAAGCGAAATACTGAGTTCATTGACGCCACAACCGCGACCGTTGGTACTTACTCTGCAGATAGTACAGATGTTGTAGTTACCATTTCTAGTGGCCATAACGTCCAGGTAGGGCAAAAGGTTTACCTAGATTTCACCTCATACAGTTCCGGAGCCGTTCCTATTGACCAGGCTGTAACAGTTACTGCCGTTACGCCTACTACGTTTACTGGCACCATTCCCAGTGTGTCTGGTCCTATTACTGGTAACGTTAGCTGCCGGTTGCCGATTGACGTTTGTTTTTACCTGGTCAGTAACGGAACGATTACTAATACCAACCAGTTTTTCCCTCTGTTCGTGGCCAGCATTCCGGCTACTTATGAGAACCAATTCTACAGTTTGACCCTCAATAACGTTTTGCCCCTAATTAACCACCCTGTGGTACAAGCTGGTACAAACTTCACGAGCACTAACAGCACGACCTCTCCCAAGATGCGTGGGATGATGCTGCAGCGCGGTCAAGCCCTGTACGCGGCGGTCTCTGGGGGAACCTCGTTAACCAATGGTTTCTACGTAGGCGTTCAAGGCGGATACTACTAAACCGTGAAAGATATAGATAGCTGGTCAAAAGAGCAAAACTATTTAAACTGGCAACGTGCTGTCCAGATGGCTAATCAATGGCGGCGTATACTAGGTGTTAAAGAAGTGGGATATCCGTATCCAGGGGAACCTAGAAGCAGGCAGTAATCAAATGCCTAGAAGTAAAAAAAGTTTCGGTGGTAAATTTGATTCTCCATCGAAAAATAATTTCAACGGGGCTAATTTTAGTAAATTCACAGAAGATAACCCATTCAAAAGCAATCCGGATTACACAAAAGAGACTCAAAAGTTTCAGTTTTTACCAAGTAATTCACAATTGTTGAGTCGTATTCGATTTTACGATTACGACTCACTTTGGACTCGATGGCGCCGTGGGTATGAGCTCTACACCATCACCCAGAGTGTCCTAGGATCTTTCGCTACAGAACGAAGGTCTCGCGGGGACTTCAGGATGTACTGCACGTTCCAGCAGTTCCCTGGTGTATTCATTCCAGCCCGTTTTTTTACGTTCCCCTCAAGTGATAAAGAAATTGGGGAGCAAATCGTCGGTATGCGAGATGCTAACGGTTTTAATTTTTACAATTTTGGATTACCGATTCTCGCTGTTCGCTATCTAGGAGATTCTGTAACGACCTCTTACTCTCAGTCTGGTACAACCGTCACTATAACTAAGACTGATCACGGTCTTTTTCCGGGGGAGAGTGTTTTTTTGGATTTCCAGACGGGAGCGTCAGTTGATGAAACTTTAACTGTAGTAAGCGTCACGCAAAATACTTTTACGCTTACTGCGACAAATCCGTTTACAACGAGTGGAAATGTAATTTACTACCTCTCGACTACGTTTAATGATCCTCGGTGGACTACAACTCGAGTTCGACTGCGCTCGATCCCGACCCCAGTTAGATTCTTTGCTGGTGAACGACTCGTCGACCGTATAGTAGAAAGAGATCCAGGCATCTTCAGTACGTATTCGCGCACAGGCTCTACGGTCACAGTTAACTGCACGTCTGCGCACGGGCTCTCTACTGGAAATAAGATTTTCGTTGCAATTATCACCGGTTTAGTTTCTGCTGGTCAATATGAAATTACGGTAACAAGCCCAACTCAAATGACATTTACTACGATTGACAGTGGCAGTACAACTGGTAACTTAGTCGTCAATCGCTTAATCCCTGGATTTAGATACGATGATTATGTTGGTTACACCGTTACAGGTGTAGATACAAATACAAATGAAGTTATTTTCCAACGAGCGGATAGTTTCGGTACAAAGACGGTAAATAGTAAATACGTTACAACCGTTCCTGCCGAACGTGGGTTCACTGTTGGTCGTTTTTTGACGACGGATTTACGTTGGCAATGCTCTTGTCAGGATTTTATAAGGCGGGATAGTTACAATTTTTACAGCGACAAAACTTCTCAGCGGTTCCCGGTCACTGCAATCACCTCTACAAAACCCGGTGAGACGCAGAATGCAGATAACTCAATCGATGACATACGTGATAGCCCTGGTGTATTTTCCGATTTAGGCTACTCGGTTACAAATAATTTTTACCAGTTACCTGATTACCAGGATAAAAAGGAGTTTTCGTACCCTAATTTGTTTTACTACCAGATCCGCTGGTGTAAGCATATCTATGCAGCAATGTTCTCGATCCTGCATGATGAAGGTAATGAGCCGATTGCTTTAGCGGCAACCTATAGCCAATCTGGGGCAAACATTACTGTGACTTCTCCAGATCACGGACTTTCTGCTAATAGCAAGATTCAACTTGATTTTACAAGTGGCGATGCTATATCAGGGCAGTACACAATAACCAGTGTTCCAAACAAGGACACGTTTGTTGTTGTGTACCCGTTTAGTTCATCTACGGGCGGTTATGTGACGGTCAGTAACTTACGAGAACATGATTTTGTAAAGTCGTGGATTTTAGAGCCGAATGATAAACCAATTGGTAATGCTCTCGATAAATTCTATGAAAACTTCTTAAAAGAAAATGAACGAGTGAAGCAAGCTGCTGAGCGTCTTACCATGATGCAGCAGGGTATGGAGTGGACTGGCGGTAAATCCGTTACAGGGTCTCGGAACCAGCCGGAGCAGGTAGCAGACTACGATCCCCAGCTTCTCACCATGATGATGACGGATAGCATCCGCAGGAATTCAACAGGGGAATTGGATCGCAACGGTATTGAAGTGAATACGACAAACCGAATGATTTCGATGATGAGCAAACTCTTGAATATTAATCCGACTTTAATTCAAGATACGAAATTTGGTATGTTGGACGAACCCCTCGTTAACTACGTACCTGACTTTGAATTTGGTTTAATCTTTGGTGGTACGTATCTTAACGGTAATCCCGTTGAACCCGCTTCGGCCACAAGTACAATAGACTGTGATACGTATTCCCCGCTGACAGCACAAGATACACTCGTTGACGGCGGTCTTTACATTAACTCGTAGTTATGGCTGTTCAGATTCTATCTCGGCGTTCTAGCGTCTTATACGATAGGCCCTTTCCAATCCGTCTTGGCACGGCTGAGCTTGCAGTCAACAACAATCCTGGGGATCCTGGACTGTATTTTGCAGATAGCACAGCTTCTCCGTCTACAGGTCTGATCAAAGTAGGTCCAACATTTATCGGATCTACCGCCCCCAACACACCTGCAGTAGGTTTTACTTTATCCAGTAAAGGTGAATCTTGGCTAGATACGTCTAGCACCTACATTCATAAGCTTTATGACGGAACCAGCTGGCAAACGCCTAAGGCTGTGGCATCGAACAGTAATGGTAAACCTGTGAGCCCTGTTGATGGTCAGCTTCACTACGACAAGTTGATTCCCGGTTTGTTTATGTATGACGGTGCTACTGCTGCTTGGATTGCAGTCTAATCAGTGAGGATGGTTTAGGATGTGGTCCAGGATTCGATCGAGTTTCGTGTGAACAGCTTGCACCTCACGAAGGAAGTCTTCTTTTAGAACATATTCTTTGATTACTCGATCTTGGAAGTTATCTAAATCATTCTCGATTGCTTCAAAACGACGTTCAATACGCTTGTTAAAATTAGATAGAGCTCGTGATAAACCGGCAAACGCGCCTGCACTGCCAGAAAGAACAGCCACAATCAATTCTGGCGTCACTTTTATCTGATTGATTTTTTACTATTCTAAAGGAGTCAACAGCTTAAAATAAAGTGAGGAGACAACCAGGCAGTGGCAACCGGATACGAACCTAATAATGGAACAATATCAACACAAGACTTTGCTGCCGCAATTGCAGTTGCACTAGGATAGAATTATGGCCACTCAAGTACAATTTCGTCGCGGTACATCTACCGAAACAGCCAACTTTATCGGTGCCGATGGTGAAGTTACGGTCGATACAACTAAGAATACATGTGTTGTTCACGATGCTTTCCAGGCAGGTGGATACCCTCTCCTTCGTGAAGACGGCACTAACACCGCATTCTCCCCTGGCTCCTTAAGTAGTTGTGCTCTTAAGTTTGCTGGAGATTTCAATACGGGTATCATCAACCCTGGTGCCGATCAGCTTGCACTTGTAACAGGTGGTGTTGCTAGATTTACAATAGATTCATCAGGTTCCGTTACTGTTCCAGGAAACATGACAATTACCGGAAGCTTGACCGTAACAGGCAGTCTTAACTCCACTGACAGCATTGCTCTTATTGTCGCTTTAGGTTGATATGGCTAATACATTCAAAAATAACACCAAGTCCAGCCTGGTAACTGCCGCCATCACCGATCCTTCGGCAACTGTTGTTACTACTGGTGGCACGGCAACTTTGATTATTCTGAGTGTTCTTGCATCTAACAAGACAGGCACCAGTGCAGACCTTGATGTTTATATCGATAAGAGCACTGGGGATGATGTCTACTTGATTCGTAATGCCCCTGTCCCCGCTGGATCCTCACTCGAGATTATTAGCGGTAATAAAGTGATCATGGAGGCGAGTGACAAGCTTCAAGCCAGGTGTGGCACAAGTAGTGCGATTGATTTGACTGTTAGCTATCTTGAGCAGACGCCGTAATACTCGTAATGTCATTTACTAAAAACACCACTAGCAAAGGCCTTGTTAGCGAGGTTGCTCTATTGAAGGAGCGCGTGTAGCTTTTAGAAGAGGTGTTGCGCGAGAAAAAAGTTTTAGAGGAAGAAAATACATCTTGGGACGTAGTACGTGCAAAGTGTAATTACCTTCTAAAATCGACCGATTGGACAGTCGCCTCAGGATCTTCTTTGGACTAGGCTCAGTGGGCTGCGTATCGACAAATCTTACGTGATCTACCACAGATATATATTAACTTTGAGGATGTGGTGTGGCTTACTCAGCCTCCTACTAACGGTCCCAACGTGGATCCGGTAGAATAAGGTTAATAGACTTATTTTGAAGACGTGAGTTACATCGGGAACCAACTGCAGACCGCTTTCCCTGCTTATCTCAACATTGATGACATAAGCGGTTCTTTTGATGGTGTAACAACTTCGTTTGCACTTACGGTTGGCGGTGTTGCGCCGGTGCCGGCACCTACTAGTTCGAACCAGTGTTTGATTTCTGTTGGGAGTGTTATACAACGTCCTGATGATACAGGTACTGAAGGTTTCCGTTTAAGTGGCGGCAACATAATTTTTAGCTCGGCTCCTGCGGCTTTAGATGATTTCTTTGGTGTTATCCTTGCCGGCGCAGATTATATCAATGTGGGAGTTAACTTCCCTAGTGGTACAGCAGGCGCTCCCAGTATTACGTTTGACTCTGACTTAGATACTGGTATTTATAATCCTGCTGCAAATGAGGTGGGTATTGTTACTGCAGGGGTTCAGCGACTTAAAATCAATAGCGCTGGTTTGGTTACCTTCAGCGGTTCTTTAGATAATCCTGCAATCAAAGGAACCATTATTGAAGATATTTATACCATTAGTGATGGTGCGGCATTTGAAATTGACCCTGGCAATGGTAGTGTCCAATTGATTACTCTTGGAGCTAACCGCACACCTAAGGCAACAAACTTCGCTGCAGGTCAGTCCATCATGTTAATGGTGGATGACGGCACCGCTTACACCTTAACTTGGACCGATGCTACTTTTGGTGGTAGTGGTGTGGTATGGAAAACTGATGCAGGTGTTGCGCCAACACTTAACACAAGTGGATATACTTCTATTGTACTGTGGAAAGTTGGGACGCAGGTGTATGGTGCTCGAGTGGGGGATGCATGATGTCGACTAAGAAAGCATTGTCTGCGACATTAGCTTCCACTGGGTGGAACCTGGCTAACGCTGTTTACGATGGTTCGTCATTTAACTTCTTCTCCGTAGTTCCACAGGAGACAAATCCACGAGGTCTGTTCTTCAAAGGGGGGTGGTAAAAAGATGTATGTTCTTAGTCGCCTTACTCTTGGCGTGTGGTCTTACGACCTTTAATCCCTAGCAGGCAACCATGTACGTCAAACTTTTCGACAATAAGCCCAGCAAGTTTCCATACGGCTTGGGTGAGCTGAAAAAAGAAAATCCGGGGACATCTTTCCCGACCGCCATTCCTGCGGAAACCTTGGCATCCTTTGATGTTTACGAGGTAACTCCTACACCTGCTCCTAAATTTGATAGCACCACACATTCTGCGACTGCTTGGGTCGAACATGTCAATGGTGCATGGTTGCAGACGTGGACAGTGCAGGAGTTGCCTGAAGATCTAGCCGCTACAAATGTGCGTGGTATCCGCAATCAGCTTTTATCAGAAAGTGATTGGACGCAGATTGCAGACAGTCCCTTAGATCCAGACGGCAAGGCTGCATGGTCACTTTACCGCGAAAGCTTACGGATGATTCCGCAACAAGCTGGCTTTCCTCGGGATGTTCAGTGGCCGCCTGAACCTGGTTCTATTGATGAATCATGACAAATTGGCTGTGGCGATCTATTGTTGGATGTGCTGCAGCCATTCTTGTCGTATCAACTGTCCAGTGGGCAGCCTGTAGATTCTATGTTCTACCTACTGTTTGGCCTTGGTACGCAAAATACGTAGGTACACCAGAAGGAGAACGCATCGACCCACAGCCTATGGGGTGTTCTGATGTTGACTCCCGCACAATTACAGTAATGATGGGCGTATTAACAACGCTGATTAGCCTCTCTAGGAACGCTGAGTAACTTAAAAAGGTAAACTAAAGGAAGTTGCTAAGACGCTGTGAAAACCTCCCAAGTAGGTGTAAACCTAATCAAACAATTTGAGGGATTCAGAACTGAAAGCTATATCTGTCCTGCCGGAGTATGGACAATTGGCTACGGGCACACCGGATCTGATGTAGCTGCTGGGATGGAAATCAAGGCCAGTAGAGCCGAATACCTACTCAAGCAAGATCTGATTCGGTTTGAAGATGTAATCAATAAAAACGTAAAAATTAAATTAGAGCAAAACCAGTTCGATGCCTTAGTTTCATTCGCTTTCAACGTTGGTATTGGCGCTTTCTTGTCTTCTACTCTGCTAAGAAGGCTAAATTCTGGCGAAGACTCCTGCAACGTCGCAAAAGAAGAACTCCCAAGATGGAATAAAGCCAACGGAAAGCCTCTCGAGGCCCTAAGCCGTAGGCGTTCAGCAGAAGTTGAACTGTTCTGCAAAGAACCACCGAAACCAAAGACAGGTCTAATTGCTATTACATCACTTCAGCAAACTTGGTTGAAGAAAAAGCCAATTCCTTCCTACGAGCTCCCGAACGACGAGAAGGCTAACGTATCTGGTGTAAGAACCTACCGCAATTGCCGCGTACTGGACCGGAAGGATAACCACACTCTCCTTGAATTCGGATTTGGCCTCGGTAACTGGTGGATCTTCGACAAGCACTGGAAAGGCCTGGTGACGGACACTAGCATCATGCCCTACGCGGTAGATGGTGATCTCCGATATCTCCGTAACTTTCCCTACTTCTACCAGCGTGACAACGGCCCTGAGGGGTGGAGACAGTGTCAAACCAGCAGTATCGCTATGTGTCTCAAGTACATCGATGCCCCTGGAATCAATGACGACCTAGACTATCTAAAAATCGTCAATAAATACGGAGACACAACCGAGAGGGAGCCACACTACCGAGCACTCGCTGAGCTAGGTGTAGGTGCTAACTTCATTGTGACTGCAGATAACGACATTGTTAAGGCGCAAATTGACAAAGGACTCCCTGTTGCTGCCGGTATTCTTCATCATGGAACTGTATCTCGTCCTGTTGGTGGTGGTCACTTCGTCGTTATTACTGGGTATGATAAGAAGAGCTGGCTAGTTCAAGATCCATACGGAGAAATCGATATGGTCAACGGAGGCTGGGAAAAGACCGGTCCGACAGTTGGTCGGAACATTCGATACTCATTTAAAAGTTTCAACCGACGCTTCTGCCCAGAAGGTGGTGCGAGTGGTTGGTGCTGGCTCGGTTTCCGCCTTCTAAAAAAGTGATAAGTTAGACTTCTGAAGAATTTTGACCACCATGTTGGAAGCAATCGAAGAACTGGAAGACAGTTTGAAAGCGCAGCTTGATAGCCTCGCTAAAGACATTCGCACTGCAGAAGCATCCTTGATTACCACTAAGGAAGGATTCTTGAAGGTGCAGGGTGCCTTAGAGATCCTCAATATTCTCAAAGACAAACTGAAGGGTGACGAGGACAGGAGCAACCTCGCCACTGCCCTTGGATAAATGCTTGGTGATCTAAACCAAGGTCGCTATCGGGCTCTCGAGCTGCTTGCGGATCATATTCGTGAACCGTCTCGAGAGCTCCGCCTCGATGCCATTGTCTGTGATGTCTCAGATGAAGACCTGCGTTGGGTGACGGATCGGGTTCGATACTTCATCCTCCGTTTACTGGAGGAAGCAGATTATGATCCCGCCGCAGATGAGGAAGCGTTCTTTTTAGATCAAATTGGTTTGACCGACTGAGCCCTCAGATCTCGATGCACTTTCCTATGGCAGTTAGCACATAGGCATTGACACTTCGCGATCTCCTCCAGGATCGCCTGCTTACCTCTATATTTCCACATTTTCGAAACGGAATACTCCTTTTTGGATGGATCTAGGTGGTGCCAATCCAGAGTGATAGGGTCGTCCTCACCACAAATCTCACATGCCCTGTTCTCCATCAAGGAAAGGTACCACTGGCGCCGATTATCGCGAGTACGCTTATTGGACGCCTTGGCTCGTTCGACGCTCACGCAGAAAGCTAAGTTCTGCGGAAATTTAAACTGTATACATCTTTAAATGCTGCGGGTGGGATTTGAACCCACAAGAGCGTGACGCTCGACGCATTTTAAGTGCGTTCCGTATACCTGATTCCGGCACCGCAGCAGCGAATGCATCTTAGCCCACTGGAGAGATGTCTGCACCATAAAGTTCTGTTATGGATGCATGACAAAGCATGTACCTCTGCGCAGACGACTTTCTCGTCAACCTCGTCGCCCTTACTCCGAAGCTCGCCAGAAGGCAGTTTCGTACACACATTTTCGAAGAATGGGATTGGAAATGTGCCTATTGTGATAAGGAATTAACAGAGGACACAGCAACAATCGATCACGTCCTACCAAAACACAAAGGTGGACACAACGTCAAGAATAATATGGTCTGCTGTTGCTGTAAATGCAACCGCTCGAAGGGTTCTCAGCTACTGTCCAGCTTTTATACAGAGCAGAACCCTAATTACTGCGAGAGAAGGCTTGATAAACTTAATGAGTGGATGGAGCAGAAACCCTGCTCAATTAAATTAACTTCTTCGGACTCTGCGGTCCCGTACATATCCAATGATTGCTACATCGGCTGGGTCGCGACCTGACGCAAAGAAATTCCTGGACGGTAAAGTTGAAGAATTGATGATCCGTTTAGGCGAAGAACGGATCCCTTCAGGATTTGATCAGCTTGCTCATGGTGCTGTACCTGATGACATCAAGACAAAAGCAGCATTTGGTCAAATTGTAGTGTAATCATGGCTGACCGAGCGAAAGCCAAGCGACTGTCGAAGGAGCGGCTGAAGTGCAATAAGCCAGTCCGTACGCCAGATCACCCTACAAAATCTCATGTAGTGAAGGCGTGCGGAAAAGATGTACCTGGCGGCGAAAAAATAATCAGATTTGGTGAGCAAGGGGCTGAAACTGCAGGTAAACCCAAAGAAGGTGAGTCAGATAGAATGAAACAGAAACGTGCCAGTTTCAAGGCGAGGCACGCAAAAAATATTGCCAAGGGTAAAGGATCTGCAGCTTATTGGGCTGACCGAACAAAATGGTAATCAAAGCAATGAAAATCAAAGAAGACGCTAAATCCTCTTGCTATTGCCACTTGGTTCAGTGCCTACGGGATTCGATGCACCTTTACCAACAGACCTTACTGGTGCACTGGGGTCTGATGGGAGGTAAGTTTTACTCGATTCATAAACTTACTCAAGAAATCTACGAGGAGATGCAAGAAGGCATCGACGTAATTGCGGAACACGTTCGATCTTTAGATATCGCTACCCCGAAAACTGTCGAAGATTTGACGTATTCAACTCTTCCTGCGATTCCCCTCGACGATTGCTTCAATCAAGAAGAAATCATTGCTCAGTTGGCAGCTAACCACAATTCCCTGGCAATGCGTTTCGAGGAGTTAGCGGCCAAATCAGAGACCATGGGAGACCAGTTGACGCTTGATATTGGTGTTGAGCGGGGTAGAGCCCACAAAAAGTTCCAATGGCTCCTCAAGGCGAATCTAGACGCCTAGAATAAAACGAAATAAATAAGGCCCATGGCGTTTTTTGAAGGGTATCAGCAGACACTCAGTAAAAATTTTGATGAGCTGACCGCACCAGGAGTTACTGATGTAGTTGATGTGCATGTCGTTAACTATTTCTCTAGTAGAAATTACACGATGATTGTGACGGTTACGGATATTGATGATTCAGTTGTTGTTCGCTTGGATGCAAGCCTTGACGGTATCAATTACGGGCCGTTAATTTCAAATACCATCACCAAGAACGGAACCTATCCCTATTATGCTAATGGTGCGCCCGTTGGTTTTGTTAGGTGTAACTTTTTGAAGGAAACAGGTGGTACTAATGCAGTTGTTAAGTTCAGTATTTCCGCTAATTAAATAAGGCTCCAGCTCCTAAACCACTTGGTAATTACGTATTTTGACCCACTTAGTGGCGGTTTCGCTTCGTGGAGTGTTTTAGGGTTCGGTATCCCGTTGGAGTAAAGATTGTTCCAGGCGATTAACGTTCCCCTTTTAGGTTTTACAGTTAATTTTAGGTGCTTAAAGAATGTCTCGCCTCCTTCCTCTACATCATTGAGGTATAACATTGCTGTCCAGGTTCTTTGTCCCATCCATGTGCAATATGTTTCATATTCTTTAGACAACGGGGGGAAGAAATCGTGATGCTCTTTATAGTATTGACCAATTTCGTACTTTTGGGATTGCATTGCTTCTCCGCAGAACGGACTAAGCCCCATGATGTTTGTTATCCGCTGATCAATTGCTAAATACAGGGAATCATGAAAGTAATGTAAGCAAGCTGTTTTACTGGTTCTGTACGGAGAAACTACATTTTGCTTATCTTTATCGGCAACTGTAGACGGATTTAAATCTTTCTCTACTTTTTCGATTAAATCTTCCGCTTCTTTCTCTGTAACTAAGTTATCGTAGGTGTAAACCTGGGTGAATGGGTAGTAAATGCGTTTACCTTTCAGGGTAATAGGCGCGTTATAGAATCCCTTGTAGTCAATAGATCTAGGTTTAGACCGAAAAGAGCAAAGTTCTATGATTTGCTCAATTTCTTCATCGGTTAGGTTGTATATATCTTTGTAGTTTTCTTTAAGGTGTAACTTGCTACTGCCACAAACGGCTGCCTCCATGAAAGATTTGATGATGCTGTTGTCCATGTGTAGCTTTACCGTTTGTAGAATATCTTAGTTCAAAATGCTGCGGATCTAGTGGAGCTGATCATCTTAACGTTTGGTTTGGTTTTTGGCAGTATTTACGGCCTAAGCTCCGCCATTCTCGGACAGCAAGAAGATGCAAGCCATTTCAAATCCTCGAAGCTTCTTAAAAGAGTACGCAGTCAAGCACGAAGGACCCGGGCCTTCTAAAGGTGTATCTGATTCACTGGATTTCACGATAGATCAGCGTTTTGAACCTCTGGAAAAGCCTCCTTACCGCGTCTGATTGACACTCAGTTCAGCGCTGTTAAGATAAGTGTAAGGTTTGGATCAACCATGGAGGCTTTAGATTTGCCGATGGACGTGGAGTTCACCATCCACGCAGCGGCCCTGGCGATTCAGAACATGGATCGAGACGACCTGGAAGAAGCGTTCATCGAGATGCTGCACCAGAAAGCTCTAGACCGCCAAATGTTCCTGGGTATCCTTAAAGACCACGGCATCGACGCCAACATTAGCTTTAACTACTCCACGCTCGGACAGATTTCCTAACTCAAATGGCCACCCGCATTATCAAAGGCACGCTTGACAACTTCCAGGTTGATTCTGGTTCCGACGTGACCTACCTGGGCAATACCTCCGCTGCTACTACTGGCGGCATCAATATCCGTGGTTTCCGCGTGAACCCCTCCACCACTGGTGACATTGTGGTGACGCTCGAGGGCACTGCCGGAATTAACACGATGGAAATCTTCCAAGAGGATGATTACAGCGCAGCCAGCGCTCCATCCGGCTATACCAAGTTCAGCAACATCGCCAAATCCGGCAAGGGTGGCGGCGCTGTCGGTGTCACGGTGACTGACGCAAGCAAAAACTATGTTGTCCTACTGAAGCTGGACGGTTACAGTGAGGTGAAGTACGCCGGCACTGTGGTTGTCCCCTAAGGTCTGGAAAGATTACCCCTTTCTAACTCAGAAAGGGGTTGACATCATAAAAGCTTACACAGAGCCCCGTACCCACTTAGGTATGGGGCGTTATGGCTCGTACCGAGAATACGGCGAGGATATCTGGCGAATCGGGTATGGCAGCAAAAAACTAGGTAAACACTGGGTCAACCTACGAGAAGTTGCAAGCTACGGTCAGATTGAGCGTCAGCTGATTGAGGATCTCAAGGAGTTCTCAACGCAAGTAGCAGCCTATGTACACGTCCCGTTGAATAAAAATCGACGTGCCGCTGTTCTCAGCTTCGCACACAGCCTCGGCATCGGAGGATTCAAAAATAGCCGTTTACTAGACCTAATCAACAGTCACGCCTCTAGAAAGGCGATCATCCAGGAATGGTCGCCACACATCAACTCTATTTGGCGTTCTGGTGGTGAGCGGATGATCAACCGTAGGCGGACGGAGTTGGATACCTACTTTGCGGCCGACAAAGAAATCCCAACCATGACACCGCATGACTGTAAAACAGACGGGTGCCTTCTGAATTTGGTCGAGACTTACAGATACCTCCCAAATCAGGTGCGGGCTATCGAGTATCTCGAGCGCAAAATGACCGAATGGGACCCTAATGGGGCTGCTCTTCGCTATTTTTTCCGTTTGTGGAGTCAGCGCCCAGTTTCTCTAGGATCTCCGCAGCCTCTACTGCTTGACCCTTTTGGAGAAGATCCAGAGCCTCAATGAGCTGTAGCTCTGGTGTGTAGTTTTTTAGAAATTCTTCATATTTCACGCCGCCACCTCCGAATCACGTTTCAGTGCAATCTTGAGGAGCACCAGGTAGCCAATTAGGTCCATTACAACGTCTTCATCGTTGGCCAGTAGTCCTGCACCCTGCTTCACCCGATTCAGTTTGTCATCAATCCGCACCAAGATCTGCTCTACGGCGTCGGCCTTACTGAAAACGCGGGCAGGATTTAGCGCACTGTCCCCATACTTGGCATTCTTCTCCAGTAGCAGTTCCTTGATTTGATCACAAATCAGTGCAATGTGTGTCTGAGTGTCCATAGTTAGGTTCTGCGAGAATAGTGAAATGAACCGACAGCTTAGCCAGGATTACGATGTTGACTCTCGTTACAAAGGGGGTAAATACGCACTAGATAATAGTGCTGGTAAAGCCTTTGTGATGAAATTCTTGAAAGAACGGCAAGCGTCTAAGGAAATTCCTTATGGCCTTGATTTGCGAACTGAGGATCGTTTCATTGTAGCTGGCCCTGGTGAAAGTAATTATTCGTACCGAAATGCATTCCGTGCTACGTAATTAGCTTACCTAGGTGTTTGAAGATATAGCGAAATCGCTCAACCTGGTCAAATCCAAACGACACCGGAGGGAGGTAAATAAAGTACCCCCAAAACAGAGGTGCTGGAACCCTAAAAAACTCCCTGCCGTGAATTAGGTTTGCTCGATCAGTCGGGATACACATTGGAAAATCCCAGATTTCAGGACAAACACGCATCATTTCAGGGTACGTGGTGTAGAATAAGGCCTCAGGGATATTTCTGAGTTTCCACTCACGTAGAAGTCTCCGAAACCAGATCACCGACGGTGCTTTTGCTCCCGTACCAGCATTTAAACTCCATCGCCATGTCCCACGCTGTTTGTTAAATGAACAGCGACCATAGGTAGGAGGAAATAGGTAGGTCGTCCCTTTCCATGACTCCTGGATGTTGAGACCATCTTCCTCGAGGGTGTAAATTTTTTTAGCACGCAGGAACTCTGAATTAGCTAAATGCGTTGAACACGGGTCCAGATCAATGTCACCCAGCAGCGCGTCAATGTAGGGAAGGTACTCAACAGGAGTAAGCCAATCATCTTTTACGTGACGAATCCGGCTCATCAGCCGGCGTCTGCGCATAAATTTTTTGCCGTGTAAGCTCACATCTTCAACAGCGAAGTACCATCTGCGTCATATTTATAGTGAATTAATGACATTTGGTCTTTATCTTGGATAATAAAGAGCGCTTCATTCTCGGGATTGATGGATTCCGCCCTGGCGATTGCCTTCTTCATCACATCGGCCGGACCATCCATATCTCGACCATTGAAGTCATTAAGTGCGTTCATTAACGCTTCTACCGTCAAATAGAACATCGAATCGTCCGCATTTTCCGCATCGGGAGCATAGATAACAGCTCCTGGTCCTTCAAAACCGTAAAACTTCTTAAAGAAATCACACATATCCACGCAGATCCTTTCGACCACAAGTTTCATCATGGTTTGCTCTGCCTCTGTTGGTGATGACAGCATCAGTTTGCTAATCATTTTTTTCCTGCGCTCGCTCATAGGTTTCTCCAGTTGGCTTAGTTTATCAAGTTTTGTCCTGTTCTGCCACCTGAGGTTTCTTGATCAAGTGTGTAAGTCCGGACCGCTTTAAGGTCTCGAGTAGCTTCGGTAGCGGCTTGTATAAGACAACGGCTTTCTGCATATTACCGATTTTCTTAATGAGTTTCCCGTTTTCGTCCCGTAGCTTCGTCAGCTCCCCCTGGCGGATCAGGTATTCAGCCACACACCGATAGCGCCGTTTTTCGGCTAAACCAATGTCCGGATAGCGGTCACAGATGGTGCTGGTCTTCATATCACTAAAAGTGAGTCTAATTTGATCCGCTAGAGACAACCCCATCATCAAGTCCGTGGTGCTGGTCTCGTAACTGCAAATTAACTCGAGATACCGCCTCAGATCCAGTGTTTCAAAGCTCCCGACAGGTGGGATAAAGGGCTCAACCTGAATCGCCAACGAATCCACCAACAAATCCGCATAATTCTCTACCGTCACGTCATTGATGTCCAGATCGATAAAACGATAGCTCTGGTAGGTTGTTGGAGCGGTCTCATCGATCTCGAAATCTGTTTTATCAAGAACTTCAAGCCAGTGTTCAGCGTCGCTTTTCGACATCAGAGAGCTACTTTTGTTGTAGTTTAGCTAATTTGTCGCGTTTGTCCCACTGTTTCATATGGTCCAGGATCAGTACGTACTCGCAATAAACGCGCTCTTCTTCCATATGGTCCTCCAATCGGGTGACGCTACGCCAACGTGGTCCATATACCTCGGTCAGGTGCTTTATGCACTTCTCTTTGGATCCTCCGTAATTAGTAGCCTCCCATAATGCCCGAGCAAACAGACGCTGCTGGTACGTCATGAGTTGTGATTTCAACGCCTTGGTGGACACAGAGGTGAGAAATTCGCTAAACTCCTCGATATACGGGTATTTTTCTTCATGAGGCGAATCACATACGCTGAGCTGATTTTGATCATAATCCTTGGCCCACTTGGGGTGATCGGGGTTCAGCATCTGTACGGATTCATCACCGATAGAATCAGTATAGAAGTTAGATTGAAGTAAAACAATGGGCGGTTCCAGACCCTCTGCGCCTGTCACTTATATTCCAGAGCCGGCCACTCCTAGCCTGTTTATCTCCACTGTTCCGGAGGAGGATTATCAGCGTGCAGATGATCTGATTAAGCGGACCGAAGAAATGCGCCAGGAGTTGATCCGGAAGCGCTATAAGGAAGTTGGTACATCCGAAGAACTGGGTGAGCGCCAAGCAGGTATTCGTGCCCAAGAAGCTGCATCTTATCTTGCTTCTCTTCCGCGAGGTGATCGTTATTTAGCAAATATTACCGGCGTAGCGAATCAATATCGTCCAGCTATTGATCAAGCTGGTACTCGTCTAACTCAAGCTCAGCAAGATTATGCTCGAGCAATTGAGGAAACCAAAAAATCAAGAGAAGCTCCGACACCTGAGCCGGCACCTGAGCCGACACCTGAGCCGACACCTGAGCCGACACCGGAGCCTACGCCTACGCCTGCACCTGCTCCGCAAGAGAAGTTTATTACAGATTATGACATTATGGAGAGGAGGAATCCTAATCCAAAAATGGGCGTAGGCTACACGACTCAAAGATATAAAGTCCCCATTTACAATGACGGAACTCGTGGTCAACCGATAGCACAACGAGGTCTTTTTTCCTAGTTAATCATGTTTAAATCTCGAGCTTAGGTTCAGCATCGCCTAAGTACTGAATAGGTAAAGGAGCAGGGTCGATTGTCGGTTCTTCGACCCACTCTTGGTAGGTTTCTTTGAGGACTTCGTACTCCTCATGTGGGACCAGCATGAAGTCGCCTTTTTCTGTTTGAATACGGTAGTACTGCTTGTTTTCTGACACGTCGTCCAGTATCTCATCGAAATTAGCTTCAAGATCCTTTAGCGTGATGATTTTCATGGTTAGGTAAGCAGCCTTAGTAGCTTAACACCTAACCTTAATAATGGTTACAATGAGCCAAAATCGATTGTTTCTTCGGCGCCCTCAGTCAAAAACCTAAAGTTGAGTGAGTCCTCTACAACTTCATTAACGAATCGCCAGTCGGTGAGCGCAATAGCTACACTAATTGAATAAGTCGTCTCAAGATATCGAATATCATTCGTGATTAAAAAGAGATACTCCCCAGGATCCAAGCGGACGTTAGGGTAGTCTCTAATTGGAGTTGTTATTTCTTCGTAATCGATTGAAGTCGAAGTGTAAACATATCCTTGATCGTTAATGGGAAGTTCTTTGCGTCTGCTCCCATCTTCAATCTTGTAGAACGCTAAAAGTGTATTCTTATTAGTATTTTCGGTGTACGAAAACTGACTAAAGTTCTGAGTGAATTGAACAGAGCGCGGTCGGCGTAATTTAATCCGATAGAAGGTGGATTGCCGCCGAGACAATCCACCGTGACTATTGGTCAGCGGTACAATTCGAAATATACTTGAGAAATCTCCGAGATCAATTGCAGTATAGATTGAATCCCCTGGGGTGGGCGGTAGAGGATCGCTGCCGTAATAAGAGGTAGGCCCGTAAGCAGTCGGGCCTGTACCTCCGGTTGGATAAGACTCAACAGTTCCTAAATTGACGAGGCCCTGGTTATTGGGTATGGTTGTCAGAAATCTAGCCACTACTTGTTTTCAGGTCTTTTTACCATGCTAGGCCAGCTAGTCTTTCTGGCAGTTTAGTTGTTCCGGCCAAGTGCAGTTGTTTTTAGAAGCGTTCTCGGATTTAGTCAAAATTTGTAGGTTTGTTTCTACGTGCAGCCCACGCATGTATTTACTTTGGAGTGGGTAGATATGATCAACTTCGTGTGAAATTCCAGTTGATTTTGTTAGTTCGGCTGCTTCGGCGTAAATTTGTTCGATTGCTTCAAGGTCAGCCCAAGGAGCAACAGCTTGCTTTTTGATTGCTCAGCGTTTTGCTCATACCTGAGACGGCGATTCTCTTTCTCCCGCTCAGGGTTCCGCTCGTACCAATGTCGGCGGCTCTTTCTGTGACACTCAGGCCACTGTCTCGGATCCGCACTATATTGATGGAGACCTTTGCGGCAGGTCTTAAGCCCGTCTAAAGTATTCATGTGACCAGTAGTAGTGGTTGCCGTGGGCAGGAGGGTGCAACCTCGCTGCCCTTAACTTTTGTTTAGTGTACCTTACACAACCCCGTGTAGAGGCCGTTTGTGCGGCCAGATTTCTGGTAAGCCTCCTCGATCAAGATTGCACGTTGGGGGTAAGTACCCTCCATCTCGACTGTCTTCACCAGCTCGTAGCTCAGCCTTTTCTCAAGACACCGCAGCTCCTCTACTGCTTCATCAATCGTATCGAAGTAGCCAGTATAGTGATTATCCGATCCGATCTTGACGCAACCGTAGTAAGACTTTTCAGGAAGGTGGTAGTTACTGGGCAGCACCTGGCTGTTCTTTTGAAACGGCTTTTCGATCTCTGTAGTACTCGAAGACATTTCCGTGGTTGAGCTTGATTTCCCCCAGTTTACTGGGAGGGAGCATATCCTTAAACTCCCTTATGGTCAGATGTTTGGGATTGCAGCAAAACGACGCACACTCTGGTCGAGTGAAGACTTTGTACTTACCTGTATACCCTCTTCCCAACCAAAACGCCACCCTGGAGGCAGACTGAGTTTTACCTGAGTGGAATGGAGATGGGAAATAAGCGATGGATTCGCAATTGTTCCGCCGGGTCGAACCCTTCCATGGCCAACACTCGTCTTCTCCTCGGATCTCAACCTGTTCCCAGAAGCGTTTGACCTGCCAATACCACTGGAGGTCAAAGTTGGTCACGTCGACCGCACAGCGCCCGTTTTTAATTTCTTCCAGACAATCCAAACACTCTCCCATGAGTCCAAAGTTGCCTTTGTGACCGGGAGAACCTCTCCGGTACCATGGACATTCTAGTTCGTTTGCCACGTGGATCGATAACCTGTAATCGCGTTCTTCCCTAGGATAGCGAGCGACAAGTGTTTCGCAAATGGTGTTTGTTATACCCCAAAACTCGTCCACAGGCAGTTCCTTTTTGATCTCATTTTGCGTCTCATAAGTCTCGCCCGCACAGATCCGTCTTGCCGTGTGGTAAGGCACTTTGTATTGACGTGATAGATCAAGGACCCGCTTCCCTTGCTTCCGGCCCTCTTGGAGTGCACAAATAATTTCAGGAGTCAGTCCATTCTTTTTCTTCCGCTGTCCCTCCAACGCCACCTCAGCTTTGGTTCCCCAGTAATAGTGTGAGGGGTTTAAACAGTGCGGAGAATTGCAAATAGATTTACGAATCGCAACGTGAGACTCATCTGGTTGGAATTGACCAGACATTGCGAGGATCAGTGGTCGAGCATCCGCTCCTTTGTAACGGATTGTTTTGTGATGACTGGTATCGAGAGCGAAACCAGAGAATGCTGGGTGGCTGCTTTCCCTTAAACACCAGCAATTGGTACGCCCGAAGATCTTTTGACAAAGCTCAAAACTCTTGGCGAAGGCGATTTTATCGGCCGGAGTGAGCTCCGCGTAGAGGAAAACGTCGGAAACGGTCATAAAGTGCGTATGGTTGCTCTTGTAGGGTAGCACAGATCCGTTGCGCCGCAAGGGTTTCAATACACTGCCAATCTCGTCCAAAAATAGGGGTTTTAACTCTTATAGATATTTTTTGGATCCCCAGGTGAGTGTACATTGTACAGACTGTAACGATATACAGTCACCTGGTAACCCAACCTGTACGTACCTAATAGAAAATGCCCTTTTTTTGTCAATATTGGCAGTTTTTTAAATCCCTTGCACCCAAAGGGATTTCAGCCGTCTCAAACCTAACCCTATCCCATTCTCATGAGACTCATTATGATTCCGAGTAAACGCCGTTTATTAGGATTCCGGCTTAATCGGGTACATCTCTTCGTACTGTTGGGCATAAACGTAGGCACAATGGATCGGCTCTACAAAGCGGCACATCGAGCCCCCTGGATTACAAACCCGATGCACTTGGTTACCATGGCTATCCTCCCCAAGTTCAATCGTCGTTCCATTTGGGAAAGTTTGAATAACTTCCATGGAGATGTTCATTGTCCAGTGTTACTATTGTAGATAGGAATCATCTTCTTCAGTACTACGCCCGGCGAGGCCGTAGCTTCTCGTATTTATTTGCATTAAGCCTGGAGGTAACCATGGATCTT